TTAAACACTATTTGTTTTATTTTTTTCCGTTTGCTCGTTTCCAAGCGTTTCGGATTTGTCCTTCGTGAACACCAAGTCGTTCGAAATGTTCAATCGCTTCTTTCAAAGTTACGCTTTTTAAGAATTCAACACTATATTCAGAACGACCAAGTTTAATTGTTAAAACTGGTTTGTTCATTGTTAAGCTGGATCAACGTAACTTATTACTGGAATCGCGTAACCATTCGCTGTAATTGTTAACTCAAAGTCATTTTGACCAGCAACCGCCGAATAAACCAAAGTGTAAGTTCCGTCAGGACCTTCAGTCACGCCAGTAATTGCAACTGGTGCGCCACCAGTAACGTCGAACAATGCAAAGTTAGCCAAAACTAAACCAGTAAGCGGTGTCGCATTTCCGAAAATTGCTGAATAAGCTGGTTTCGACAAAGCAACTTCAACACCAGTTGTTGTAATGTTTGACACAACGCTGTTAATTGGAACAAGACCTTTCAATTCTGTCGCTGAATAACCTAAATCTGAAGGTGTCAGATAATAGATTTTTCCGTCGTTGAAATATTGCGTTTGGTCGAAAGACAACATAATTTTTTGAACAGCTGAATCAGTCGCATACATTAAAATTGTGTTGTAAGTTGAAGTTTCCATTGGATAAGGATAAAATTCAGTGTCTTCAACGCTGTCTTTGTAACCTTCAAGTTTTCCTTCAATGTCAACAATGAAATAAGAAAGTTGCGAACAACCGAATTTTTTCAATTCAGCTAACATACGAACCGAAGACGCTTTGTCCCAAAGTTCGAAAGCAATTGTACGAATTCCTTCTTTGATTTTGTACTTGTTCCCTGAAGGTCCAGTTTCGTAAATTGTGTCGCTTTTTGTAATTACAAAGTTCTCACCAAATGGCAAAGGATAAAGTCTTTCTTGCGCTGGTGTTGAAAATTGTGTTAAAGCTTGAATGTCAGCACCGATTGTTGGTGAAGTCAAATCAATTTTGTTTAGTGTTCCGTCTTCAGCATAACGCGGAACGATAATAACATTGTGCGGTGTTCTTCCTATTACTGGACAGCCGTCAAGACCAGTTTCACCATAAGAAACGCCACAAGTGCAAAATTCTGCCATTTTTTTTAGTTTTTAAAGTTGTTTAAAATTAACAATTACATTCACTTAATTTATAAATCGGTAGTGACAACCGCAATTCGACACCAGTTAAATCGGCATCAATAATATTTGCCGTAAAGCCGTTCGTTGATTCAGTCCCAAATCGCGTAAAGTTTTTTAAATCGTATTCAGGCAAATTTCCGAAAATCGGATTATTCTGAATAGTTAAAATAAATTGTTCAACGCAATTATAAACTGACTGAAGTCTGTTTTCGTGAACCTCAGTCGTTAACCATTTACGCGCGAAATTGTCGTCCAGAAAAATTAAACGCAAGTCACTTGTTCTTTCAAGTGAATTTTCTGACGTTGCAAACCTTTCAGACGTTGGTTCAACCAGCCAAATAAACGGAACTTTTTTTCTTTCGTCGCTGTTGAATACCTTCCATTCTTCGTTAGTTGAAATCGGTGTTCCGACAAAAAACTTGTAAGCTTGAATAATTCCGTTTCCTGACCATTCAAACGAACCAACAACAATAATTGTGTTCGTCGTTGGATCAACCTCGCTTATAACAAAAGAATGATTCAATTCGTCAACAATAGTTAAACCCTTTCGCGCCCATTTCAAAGAACAAACAACCAAAGCGTAAGTGTCAGGTGACACCAAAGTAACGCTTTCAACGTTGATTGTCAAATTCATTTTTGCGTGAATTTCGTCTTTTACTATTTGATAAATATCTTTCATTCCTTACATTGATAACGCTGGAAATTCTCTTAAACCTTTAAAGGTTGGATAATCAACTTCTTTGTTCAGTTCGACGTAATGCTGAATTGAATTGTATGTTTCAACCGCTTCATTCCAACGCGCGTTCAAACCTGACATTACAAAAGTTGTACTTTCTGAATTTTCACCTTTATTTTTTACCGCGCCCAACGTACTCATTTGAGTATATTGGTCACGAACGTAATAAAAATAAATCATTCCAGTCAGCAAGTCTTTCATTCCTTTTGATTCTAAAATGTCGCCGCGATCCGTTTGTTCGATAAATGGTAAGAAAATCTTTTCATAAATCGGTGACGGAACTGGCAAAACAATGTCGGCAATAAATAGATTGTAAAGTTCGACACCAAGTAATTTATTCAAAATACTTGTTTCGTATCTGTCAATGTATTCTTGAAGTTTGTCAGCGGTAAATTGACTGATATGAACTTCGTATTTACCAGTAAAATCGTCAGCAATGATTAAAGACATATTAATAACCTTTTTTAGTAAACAAATCAAAAAGTTCAGCGGTCAATAAATAACGCTTTCCTTTTTTCAAATACTTCGACTTTCCTTTTGATTCAAATTCGTAAAACTTACCTTTTACTGGATTAGGTCTTACGTTAGAAATTTCAGCTTGTGCGCCTTCACGTTCTTTTTCAAGTTGTGCTTTTTGCGCTGACGCTGTTGTTTCTGTTTTTTTTGCTGTTGCCATTTTCAAAAGTTTTAATAAGGGGGAATTGCACCCCCTTGTTATAAATCAAATTAAACAGCAAGTGCCGCTTTCGCAACGTCAAATTCACCTTTGATTAAACAACCAACGTCGTTAGCCGAAGCGAATTGAACGATTCTTTTTTCAAGAAGCATTGTTTTTTTGTTGTTAATGAAGTCATTTCCGTCAAGACCGATTTGAATTCCAAGTTCTTCGCGAACAAGTACATGAAGAATTGACATATCGCCACCGATAAAATTCTCACCAGTAACCGCCGTCGTTGGAATTACTCGCATACCTGAAACTTCAAGTCCGTTAGCCGTTGCGAAAACTGGCAAAACATATTGACCAACTGAATCTTTTGTTAACCTCATTCTTGCAACAACCGCTGGGTTTACGAAAATTGCTGTTGGCATACCGAAAGCAAGTTCAGTTTGAAGTGCTACTGATTCAACAACGTCGTAATCTGAAGGTGAAACGATTGTTCCAGCTAAAACACCAGCCGCCCAAGGCGTTGCAAGGTTGAAAGCGCCGTTCAAGTTGTCACCAAGGTTGTCACCATTGAAGAAATTATCTTCAAGAACGATGTCCAAACGCTTCATTAAGTTGTTCTGAATGTAAGAAATCAATTGTGGCAAGTCAGCCATCATTTCAGTCGTTACTTTTCCGTAAACAGCTATTTTCTTAACGTTTGCTGTTCTTTCTTCGTAACGAACTGAAGCTTGTGGTTTTTCAGCGCCTTCAGCTAACATTATTGGATTTCCTTGTTCGTCAAGTTCTTCAATCCACAAAGCGCGGTTTCCAATTGTTGATCCAACAGAAACATTCGCCAAATAACGCAATTCGCGTTTTCTTATTGGTGAAATGATTCCAGTGTTGTCAGTAATTGTTACTTGCGTTGGTCCAGCACCGATTGTGTCGTCAACTGACATTGTAACCGCAACTTTGATTGCTGTTTCTTGTTTTCCGTTAATTGCTTTTTGAATGTCACCTTCAGCGGCTTTCAATGCAACAGCCAAAGCTTGACCAATTGTTTTAGAACCTTCAACTTTCGCTGGTGCTTCTTTCAATCCTTTCAAATCAACAGCAACGCTGTTCAATTCAGCTTTCAAAACTTCAAGTTCGCTTGACGTTTCTTTTTTAGCGTCAGAAATAGCCGCTTCGATTTCAGCTTTACGAACGTTCAGTTCGTTTGCTTTTTTTTCCGTAAGGTAAGTCGCTTGTTCAGTCATTGACATTGCGCTTACTTCTTCAATTGTTTTTTCTACAAACATTTTGTTTTTGTTTTTAGAGTAAATTAATAAATAAACTATTTGGTTTTTGAGTGTCAACGATTGACGGCTCATTTTTTTGAGTGTCATTAACTGACGGCTCAATATTTTTTTCTTCTATTGAAAGAACTGGTGTTGCGTAATTTGAACCCATAGGAACAGCCGAACCTTCAAGAAGTTTTGCTTCAAGAACTGGATAAAAATAACCTTTTTCTTCAGCGTCTTTTCTGTTTACAACTTGGTCAATGTACTTGTTCCAAACTTTAAATTCTTCAGGGTAACGTTCGTCATTCACCGCAAGTTCGACTTTAACGTAACGCATACCAACTGAATGATTTTTAACGTAGCCGTTCTTATATTGCTCGAACATAAATTCGTTTCTTTCTTCAGGAATTTCAACGTCAAAAATAAGTGCTTGTGTTTGACCAGCGGCTTTGATTCCAACACTTGACCAGTCTAACAATTCAAGCGAAGTTTTGATATTGTCTGAAATAATTCCTTCAAATGTCATATTGTGTTCTTGAAGCAAATACAAAAGGCGTTGTTCCTTTAGTGTTTTATTCCAAAGTCCGTCAATATGAACGTCACAATGTGAATCCATTATTCGCGTTGTATTCAAAACAAGACGCGCTTTCAAACGTGTTGGTTCTTCAATTAGTTCGTCTGAATTATTGAACATAGGTTCGTCGTAACCATTATAAACAGCTTTTGAAGCGTCGTTTTTTTCGATTGTCGGTGTAAAATGAATCGCGTCAGTATGCTTATTTGACATTTTTTTTGTCGCAATTAACATTTCTTTGTTAGCAACAATGTAATCTATTTCTTCAGCTTTGCTGTTAAATTTTAGGTCGTTCATTTTTTAACAATTTCGTTGTTAATTACTTGTTTTTGCTTGACTTCTTTCAGCTTTTTTATTTCGTCAGCCGTCAAAATTACTTTTTTCATAGTAAAAATATTCTCACAAATGTAAGAAATTTCACATTTATTACTTAAAAAACTTAATTTTGTTCGAAACAAATATTTTTTTTGTATGGATTTCACGCCTTTGTCACTTATAAATTCTCTTTTTGGTTTTTCGTACACCAAGACACCAAGAACACAAACAGCACAAATTTTAACTGGTCAACCGCAATGGTTGTCACCTGATTCGTGGGACGCTTACAACGTGTATATTACAACGCCGCAACTATACGCTGTAATTCAAAGACGCGGTTATTTACTTGCTTCGGGTGTTTGGAAACATTATAAAAGTGACAAATTTGGAAACGTTCTTGAAGTTACTGATTCGCCAGTTGTAAAGCTTTTGGAAAATCCAAATCCTTTAGTGAATGGAAACGACCACATTCGACAATGGAACGAAAATAAATGTATCTACGGCAATAATTACGAATACATTCTTCGCGGTTTGCCTACTTCATTTCCGCAAGGTTTAACAAATTTACCAGCGGCACAAATGCAAATCAACGTTTCAGGCAAGTGGTATGCACAAACGACAATCGAAGGAATTATAACTGGTTATGAATTTCTTGACGGAAGCGGCGTAAAGTTTCAAACAAATGAAATTAATCAAACGCGTTATATTTCTTCAAAGAATCCAGTAAAAGGTGAAAGTCCAATGACCTCGCTTTTTATGCCTATTTCAAACATTCGCGGCGCGTATGGTTTTAGAAACGTTATAATCAACAGAAAAGGTGCGCTTGGTATTTTATCAAATCAATCAAAGGATCAGTCAGGTTCAATTCCATTGACAGAAAAAGAACGTCAAAGATTGAACGACGAATACCAACGTCTTTACGGAATTGAAGAAGGTCAAATGCACACGATAATGACAAACACCTCTTTGAACTGGCAACCAATGACTTTCCCAACAAAGGACTTAATGCTTTTCGAAGAAATCAACGACGACTTTTTAACAATCATTGACGCTTACGGATTGAACGCGAACATTTTTTCACGACAAACTGGTTCGACTTACGAAAATTTGAGCGAAGGAATCAAACAAGCGTATCAATCAACAATCATTCCTGAAGCTGAAGAACTTGCAATGAATCGTTCGCAACTTTTCAATTTGATTTCTAAAGGTGAATGGCTTGAACTTGACTATTCACATATTGCAGTTCTTCAAGAAAACGAACGTGAAAAAGCTGAAGTCCTTGAAAAGAAAGCGAACGCAATGAAAACACTTTCTGAACTTGGAATTTATGAAGTTGACGACCTCAAACAAATTATAAATCTTTAACCTACAACTAAAAACAGAAAGTTTAGTGATTCTTTCAAGTTTTGGCGCACCTTAAAAGTGCGCTTTTTTTTATTCTTGCCACAAATAAGGGTGAAACGAACGCGCCATTGAACAAAGACCTTCCAACGCGTCAGGTGCGTCGTCATGCGGTGCTTTTCCGTCAGCGGTAAATTCAAAAATGTTTTCAAGAAATTTGTCGTAATCTGAACCTATTTCAATATCGTTTCTGAAATAACAATACTTTTTCATAAAACCTGAAAGTTGAATGATTCGACCGATTTTATTTGTCGTTGCTCGAATTGATAAAAGCGTAATGTCGTCTTGAACTTTAGGCTGTAAAAGCGAAAGGTACATTGAACCGCCAAAGTTTGATTCAATACGAACAAATTCAGGTTTATGTTTATTCAAAAACGACGCGGTCAAGTCAACGTTTACGTCAGTTCCTAATTTGGTAAAAACAACGTCTTGAATATAAATTCGATTTCCTACAATTGCGCCAACTGGAACAGCGTGATTGTCTTCACCAGTGTCGGCAACGTCAATGAAAGCAATTTTACCAATTGATTCGGACCAGTCAACTTGCGCTGGATCGTAATAGTTTAATTCTGAACGTTTGAACAACGCACCTTCTTGTTCATTTATCCAGCCACCAAGAACGACATTTTTGTAAACTTCAGGTTCGTCAGCTTTCATTCGTTCGTAATCGCGTCGAATGTTTTCAGGAATGAATTTAGGGTTTACGTCAAGGTAACTTGAATGAATGTAAAGAACGTTGTCAACAACGCCGCAAAAACCTTCAGGAACGTTTTTTTTCTTGAATAGTTCTTTGAAAATCCAGTGTGTTTTTATTGTTGGGTTTAAAATAAGAATTGAAATGTTTCTTTTGTGGACCGAACGAATTGAATAAAATACTTTTTTAAATGTTTCGTAACTTGGAATTTCTTCAGCTTCGTCAACGACAAAACAATTAAAACCTGACAATGATTTTAAATTTGCTGTTTGTCCTTTTGATCCAGTTTTGATTCCTTTAAAAGAAATTGAACCTTCAGACACGCGTGAATCAATTCTAAACTGATTGTCAATAACTTTATTTTCGTAACCGAGTAATTCGATTTTGTCGCTGACTTCAGACTTTATTGAATCGCCTATTGACGTATTTGTGAAGCGTGAATATAAAACTTTCCAGCTTTTTTCAACGACACCTATTAAAGTTAAAAGCGCAACGTTGAAAGACTTACTTGAAGCGCGACCGCCAGTTAAAACAATCGTATCGACTTCGTTAAAAGAATTGTCGTCAAGAAGGTCAAATAAAGGTTCAAATTTGTGACTGATTTCGATTTCATTCGTCATTTGAATTATATTTCTTAAATGAAATTAAAGGTGCTGTTATGTCATTTCCGTTTGTAGTATGGTCGTTATATTGCATTGAAAGCTTACGCAATTCTTCAGGTGTTGCAATTAATTTCATAAGCGCCATTTGTAATGCTGGAGCGTTTGACTTGTACCACTTTGAACGCATTGAAACTTTTAATTCAGTTCTATTTGTTTCTAAAAGTCCTTTTAGTTCGTCAAGTTCGTCAGAATCCAATTTGAAATAATCGTAAAAAGTTTGTTTTGATATTGGCAAAAAAGCAACAATATCTTCTACAAAAAATAACTTGTGTTTTACAATCATTTCTTTTGCTTGTTCAAATATTTTCTTTTTATCGTATGCCATTATTTCAATTCATTAGTTACATCAATTCCGTTGCGTTTTATTTTAAGTGTTGGGTCAAGTTTTTTCATTCGTTCAATTATAACTTGACAATATTTCGGGTCTAATTCCATTCCGTAGCATTTGCGTTTAAGTTGGTGTGAAGCTACCATTGTTGAACCTGAACCAAGAAATAAATCTAAAATTATTGCATTATTATTAGAAAAATGTTCTATAAACGTTGAAATAAATTTTATAGGCTTTTGGTGCTTATGTTCGGTTTTGTCGTCTTTTAATCTAAATCGATATTCCATTGGAATTACAGAACGAAATCCGTCGTGCATATTTTTATGTGGTATTGCTTTTCCGTTTTTTTCTTGACTTATTAAAATATGAGATAAATACGGGTCGTTTCCGCGTGGACTTGAAAAACCAAAATTAGCAACATAAAAACGTGAAAATTCTAAGTTAGATAATCTTAAATAATTTACTATTCCTTTATCATCGTGCATAACAAAAATATGAGCGTTTTCGGTAAATAAATAAATATTTGAATGATAATCTTCATTTTCTAAATCATAAGGCGGGTCGGTAAATATCATATCCGCTTTTACTCCGTTCATTAATTTAGCAACTGAATCGCTATCCGTTGAATCACCACACAACAAACGGTGTTCGCCTATCTCGAATAAGTCACCTAAGACTATATCTGTTTCAATTCCACCTTCAGGAATATTAAACTCATCTTCTTCGGCTTCAAGCAATTGGTCAGTTTCAAAATTTGGAATGTCTAAACCCCATTCGTTCAGCTGGTCAACATCCCATTCGTTAGCTAACATTTCAAAATCCCATTCACCGCCGCTTGTATTATCTTTGATTAAAAATTCGCGCTGTTGTTCTTCCGAAAGGTTGTCAGCAATTATAACTGGTATTTCTTTTAATCCAGCTTCCTTACACGCTTTAAAACGCATATTTCCACCCAAAATTACATTATCCAAATTAACAACAATTGGTCTTATATCTAACATTTCAGGAAAGTCCTTAATAGACTGCACCAACTTTTTAAATTTATCGTCTTTAATAAGTCTTGGATTGTTTGGATTCAATCTAATTTCGGAAATTTTTGTTTTAGTGATTTTCATTTTATTTTTTTTTGTGTTTAAAGTTTTGTTAATCTTTTAACAAGTAAAATTATTAGATTAAGCGCAAAGATTCCAGCATAAACAAGAATCGTAAACACAAAACCGAAGAACAAAATTAGCAAGAACGAAACGATTGTTAAAATCATTACGCTGAAGTCGTCGCGTCGGTCGGTGTTGATCCAGTCTGTAAAGGTGTCAATTCGTCTTGTAAGAATAAAAAAGTGACTGATTCTATAAAGAACGTATAAAATCAAAAGCGCGAGTGTAGCAAATATTTCTTTAATTATCATTTTCTGTCGTTTTTAGGCGGTAATAAATAAACAATGAAGGCAACCATTAACACAACCGCAACAATTGCCGTCAAAGCGATAAATTTAATCAAATCGTTTATATTCGTAAATTCGGTCAAGTGTTTCCAGTTTTTGTTGACTGATTGTTTTGTCTTCAAACAAATCTTTTTCTTTTCCAAATTTAAACTTTTTAAATTGAACTTCGATTTGTTGAAGTTCTCGGTCGCGTTTAAGTTGGTAGTCATGCAATAATTTCAAAAAGAAAAAAAGCAACAATCCGCACCAAATAGTAAATAAACTAATTTCAATAAATATTCTTTTCATGTCGTCAAATTTTTAAAGTGTTGTTTTTTTAATTCGTTTAAATATTCCCAGTGGTCAGGTCTTCTTGTCTTCCATTCTAATTTATTTCTGAATTCATTTTTTCGATTGTTTCTTGAATCAAAAATGTTCAGTCGGTGTTTGTTCGAAATTGAAATTCCAAATGCAATCATTTTTTAAAGGTTAAAAATTAAATGCAACACGCCAAAA